CGCCCCGCGCCGAGAAAAAGTTGAACGAATTGGATACGGAATTATTCCAAAAGGAGGATCGAGATCCAGCCCGAGTCGTAGCAGCCCAACGGCCGCCAAAGACACCGCCGCGCAAGTCGTCGTTATATGTATACACTTCCCCACGACCTTCCGCAATATCGCGCCACGCGCCTGAGCCTGTTCCATCTGCAATAACATCTCGACCCCACACCCAAAGATTGCCTGTGGCTTGAATTACGCCCCATCTGGACGTTCTGGGCGCATCAATTTGAGTAGTGCCTGGATCGCTTCCGCGTGATGTTTCTTCTGTCACACCATACGCAAGTTGCATAAACTCCGCATAGGTTGGGCATTTTTTGCCATATGCTCCCAGCACTTCCTGAGCTTCAAACCAAGTCAATGAGCCATAGGTTGTGACGCCATTGCCACCAAACGCCGCTGGGATTTTAGGTGGGGAAGCATCATCTGCAATTGTTTTGCCCAGCGAGCTTGTGCCATTGGTATCTGGATCAGTATTAAGCAAATAAATATCGGACCAAAAATGATCCGCCACCAAAGTCATGCCGCGTGGATCAGAACAAGCGGGCCTGAACTTCAAATCCCAAAAAGAATACTCATTGATTTGATCTGTTGTATTTCCGCCTGATGTACCAGAAGCATTGCCACCAGGCGCATAATGGAAACCACCAACCAAACGACCATTGGCAGTAGGCGCGACAGTGAAAGATGCGTCAGCTTCTAAAGCCCCAGCAGGCGAGCACCAGATTGCGTAATCTGTGCCAGCAGTCAAAGGCGATGGCATTGAGATTGATGTGCCTGAGTCAACCTTAATAACAACACCATTGACCTCAACAAAAAAGTCCTGACTCGATTCAGCGGCTCCCGCGCCTGTTTTTGTCCAGGCAGCATCATCTCTGTCAGTCTTTGCAAATGCACCTTTTGACTCAACATCCAAAACGCCTGTGATATTGCCACCGGCAATGTTTACAGATGCAAAAGTCCAGCTGCCATCAGAGTCAAGTTGCTTTGTTGATCCGCCTTGGACAATCGGCAACACGTCACCAGATTGAAACTCGGTTGCTACCGGTAATTCACTAATTTTTACAGTCATATCTTAAACCTCAATTGGTTCCTCAGTTTCAGTTGTAATTGTCACGCCACTTTCCGTGAGTAAGAAAACACCGTCAGCAAATGGTGGCGCTGCTGGATACTGTTCTGCAAAGTTTCTGCCACTAGATCCCCAAAGCGTCAACCTAGCGCGTCTGCGCCCTTCCTTGCCTGTAATAACATCCTCAACGCCAACCACCAAAAAGTTGACGCCATTGTCAAACCCGTACCTGTTATATTCTAACAGCACGACATCGTTCAGCTCAATGAACTCATCGGGGTCAAGACCAATCTCGACATCGACAAACAGACGCGGTTCGTTGTATAAATCCACGACACGCTGGATCTCATTTTGCACCACTGTGCCGGAGTCGCATAGGCTGTCCAATGGCTCGGCTTCGATGGCATGCTGATACAGCCTGGGGAACCCTTCAGGCAAACTGGCCTGTAAAGTCAGCTGACCCTGCTGGGTGTATGCCTGACGGGTCTGCAATGGGATCGCTGTCAGGTTGTCAGCAAAGTCCGCATCACGGAACCTGTACCAATTCTTGCGAGCTGTCGCCTGCGTAGTTAGTCCGGACGCTGGGTCAACGCTGATTGATGGCGGTGACAATAGCCGTTCAGCGTCAATTCTAAATGTCGCCACATCCAAGGCCGGATCGCGCAACTGAGCAAATCTAATCTTGCCCTGGCGGTCTGAGTAGATGTCAGCCGCGAATGAGTCCAAAGCCTTGCGGATTACTGACAAAGCAGTCACCGGCTGGCTTGCATAAAACCCAATGATGGACGTGCTATCAATGGCCTCAAGGTCTGCAATGGTCAAGTTGTCCAAAGACTCCACAGTCCTGAACACAACCTCTTGCATATAGTTTGGCAAAGTGATCCCGTCAACGGAGTCAACTGCCGGTGTATCAGCCTCAAACGCCTCAAGCCCTGAGATGATCAGTTCTGGACCGTTGCCCTCTAACGACAGCGCCAAGCCCTGATCTGTGCCTTCAGTGACCGTAAAGTCAGCAACAAATGAATTGCCCAATATCTCACCACGATCTGCCCTCAATTCAAAGACTGAGCGCAAAGACCCCGACATCCGAATGTGGAAAGACCCACTGCGCGCCACAGGACCGCCACCAGCGAGCTTTTCGATGGTGAACTGTAGTCTGTACGTCTTGCCGGATAAAAATGCGGTGGTGACGTTTCCAGAGCTGTCTGCGGTGAATAGCCTGTTGAACGCTGTATCTGATGCGGCATTGAGTAAACGCAACCCGTCATCATAAGTGACCTCATACGGATCACCAGGCACACCGTCAGATGATGGCGTCCGGATTCTGCCCCAGCCGGATGGCAAATCAGCAGGATCAAGCGGGTCAGCAGTGGTTGATCTGAACCCAACAGCGCCTGTGAAGCTCGTTTCAAACAGACCGTCACCGCTTAGCTCATCAGTCGTGCTATATCCGCCAATGCCAGCAGTTGAGACATCACAGGTCAAAATGCCAGCAGGCTCAACGTCAATGATCAGGCCAGCGTTACCAATGCGCTGATCAAACGTCCACTGTGCTGGTGAGGTGTTTGGATCTAACTCAATCCCGCGATCTCGGACATTGGTCGCACCTGTCAGGCCGAAGTCATTGGCCCGATACGCCGGACCAAATGACGCATCCACCGCATCGTATAACACAGGCCGGATGTTGCGACATAGGCCGATGGTGATCGGTAATACCGTATTACTGACAGCCTCATCAGCTTCATCGCCAAAGGTGCCAATCTGCAAAGGCCGGTCCAGTCTAGTCAGAATGTCGCGCAACTGGAACCGGATCGTGCGATCATCGGGCGCGGTCACATTGTCAATGATACCGGTCAGTAATGTCTCACCATCGCGCTCAAACTCAATGATGTCCTGATCTCGGACATCGGTACGCAACAGGTAGTCATAGGTGCCATCACGGTTATCAATGCTGATGGTGCCGGTTGCTAACGATCCAGACCGACCACCTTGGGGCCAGAACCGAATCTCACGGCTGAACCGTATGCCGTCATCTTCGTCAATGTCGCCACGATATATCTGCCCATTTAGCAGCTGATCGTATGTACTAAGTTTGAGCGTCATGCTCAGACCACCGTTTTGACGGGTTCAATCTGCAAACAATAGTTGGTGATTCTGTACCTGTACTTGTCACCGTTGATAACACCCGCCGCCGCAATCTGAATGGTCGGGCTGGCTCCAGTATAGATCGTGCCACTGTATCTGAGATATGCCTCAGACTCACCGGGCGGTGCAGCAATGGGCAACTCGTAGCCATAGCCAAACGCAGTCGGGCTCAAGACCGCAACAGTTGAGACACCCATTTCACTGCTACCGGTGCTGGTAGCGACTGACTGAAAGGTCGGCTGGATACCTGACCCACCCTCTTGGTGACCAAAGACATCGGTAAGATTTAGATAAAACTGCGTGGGTAATGTCGCCTCATACGGTGACATGGCATCCACAATGTGCAGGTCAGCCATGAAGTTAAAAGCCAGCGTGGTGTTGGCCTGCAAAGATAGAGACGAACTGAGCGCCACGACATTTTCAACGTCACCATCAACCTCAACGGATGGGCGGCCTTTGCTCACTTGTATCTTGTCAATAAATTGCTCAACAGATGAGTCAATCTCTGGCCCTGTAAAACTGCTTTGATATGTCATGTGCCGACCCTCGAAAAAAACAATAAACCGTTGGATGTCTCTAGTATTCGATAGACAGGCCCAGCCAATGGATCGCCTGCCTCTGTTGTGATTTCTTCATCAGCTTCAGTTGCAAGTATAACACTGACCTCGCCAACCTGAAACTCCTCAAAGGATGGCGGGTCAATGATTGTCGGGCCTGGCAGTCTTATGTCAACTAACCTGCTCATGCCAATGCCGTCCTGCTTGATCTCAGTTGATCTCGGCGCATCTCTAGCACCAAAGCCTCAGTGTTGCGTGCGATGCGTGCAGTATTCTCAATGACCTCTTGGTCTGATGTCTTGCCCTGTACGCTCGGCGCGTTTTTGTCTGCTGAGAAGGCTGAAGGCTGACTGAAAGATGGCAAGCCTGGCGATCCCATTTTCATTATAGGCAGAGGCAACATTGTTCCTGGTGGATGAGGCAACGTTATTCCTGGATGTGGATACCATCCCGGAGGATGAGGTCCAACCTTTGGCGGTATTGGTTCTGGTTCACCTGAGTCAATAGGCGATGTGTCGCCATTCATCAAGGCATCGGCAAGTGAATTGATTGAATCTCGAATGTCACGCGCAAACATTTCTAAGTCTTGCGCCAACGACATGGTCTCAACTTGTAGCGTGCTCAGATAGCCATTCAACTGACCATAGTCAAGGCCAATAATGGCAGCCAGTTGGTCCAGCGGTATGCCTAAACGCTCGGCAACCTCAGCGAATGACTCGCCTGTTGCTTGCGATATGTCAGCAATAGACTGGGCGATGTTCTGTGCGTTGGCTCTGCGATCAGCGTCAGACTGTTCCTGAATGATTCGGTCGCGTTCCTCAAACAACGCTACCAGCTCAGGTGATGAGACAATCTCAACGCCTTGGACATCCTCAACAGTTGGGATGGTGCTGCGGATAATGTCTTGAACCTGATTGAATAGCGCAATAAACTCAGGCCCAGTGGCAAAACGCTCACGACCAATCCGCAACACTTCCTGTGCTAGTGACTGCACCGCCCTGACATCACCGCGCTCACTGGCAGCAATCAGCTGATCAAAACCAAGGTCTAAGCGTTGGCGCGATGGTAACGGTGACAATGCACCAGTCAGCAGTGAGTCGGCAAAGGCCACCAAATCAGCCATTGCCTCATTGGTGCGCTTGATTGAGTCTGCTACATTGTCAGAGTTGTTTTGGAGCAGGTCAATCTGGCGGTTGATCTCATCCAGCGGTGTGCCAAAGACTTCACGAACCAACAACTGTGTTGAGTCCTCAAGGCGCTTGACTGCTGCCGCTGCTGCAACTGCTGCCGCTTCGTGCGCTCTAGCCAGTGCGCGGTTGGCTTGTGCCTGGGTAATTGCTGAGCCTGTGGCACGGTTGATCGTGTCAATGGTTGTAAGCAATTGCCGATGAATACCGACCATCTCGGTCTGGAACTCATTAAGCGGGGCCATCATCAGAGATTCTTCAACGCCAATCATGGCTTCAGCAAAGGCCAACCCTACGCGTCTGATTTCTTCTGCGGCTTCTTGTTGGCGCTGTGCTGCCTCTTGCGCTGCTTCTGCGGCTGCCTGATTCGCGGCTTGCTCATCCTCTAGCGCAAAGATACGTTGCAACAGCGGTCTGTTTGACTCATCAACCGCATCCAACTCCATCTGACGCAAAGCCGCTGTGTCGCCAAGCAAATTGAAAAGTCTGCGCTCAAGGCCAGCACGCTCATTTGCAATGGCTGTGGCTTCTGCTGCTGCTGCCGCTTCATCTTCCAATGCAAAAATGCGATCAAGCAAATGGCGGTTGGACTCATCAACTGCATCCAGTTCCATTTGACGCAATGCTTCTGTGTCACCAGTAAGCTGCGCCAAACGCCTTTCAAGTCCAGCACGCTCAGACAATACCGCTGACATATCATTGACAGAATCAGTGGCATCATCAACACTGCTATTGAGTTCATTGGTTGCGCCAATAAAGTCCGAAACTGCCACACCAGCTTCAATTAAAATTGCAAGCTGTTCTGGCGATAACTCTGGCAACAGGTTGTCAAATAGCTCACGGAATCCTTCAACCGTAAGCAGCTCATCAGTAAGTTCAATGCCAATCGAGCTAAGCAGTTCACTTGCGCGTCTCTTTGCTGATGTCGCTGTCTGCTCTAAGATTTCATCAGCGTCAAAGAATGTCTCAAAGATGCGGTTGAGCGATGATGTGAACTGCTGCATGTCATCGCCAAAGACTTTCAACAGTTCGTCACCGAAGGCAACAATGGCGCCATGCGTCTCACCGAATGTAACGCCGGTCAGATCGGTGATCTTTTCCAGCATCCGCATGGTGCCGACAAATCGGTCAAAGGTATCAAGCAGAGTCTCAGTACCGCGATTCATCTGGATGATGCGGTACAGCATGTCTTGCTCAGTACTAAAGCCCATCGCGCCGGTGAATTGCTGACGGCGCTGCATCTCTTGAATTTCAAATAGACGCTGTGCCTGGGCTTCTAAGCCATACGCTTCGCGCACCATGTCTTGCGTAAACTGGTCAAACGTGTTGAGAATTACGTCAAAGCGTTGGCGCAGCAGTTCCTCAGTTGAGGCGGCGGCATCCTGTGAGTCGTACCCAAACTGACGCAACGCTTGATTGATAAGTTGCAACTGATCTTCGTCAGTAATGATCTGGGCAATGGTGTTGTCAAAGTCAACCAATGCGCCTCTGATCTGGTCAGCAACAGCATCTTCAACATTTCGAAAGCGGAAGAATTGAAGACCAAATGCAGTCTCAAATTGACCCTTTGCTTGACCGCCTGTGCCAAAAAATCCTGATGTGCCACCGATCTGGAACTT